GTGCTTTCATGCTCGTTTTCTACTTCAGAGATTTCCGGAAAGTCCGGATAACTGAGAAAAAACCAGGACAGAGAGAACAAAGCCTTGCAGCAGAATCGCGATCACGTTGGTTACTCATGGTTACTCCTCTGGCTGCGATCTGCTGAAGGCAGCCGTTAGCTTACGGATCGGAAGTTCGCCAAAGCAGCCGCTCGGTCGGCCAGAACCCTGGCGGCATCCTCTCGCGACCCGAACGAACGACACCCAAAATACCTCGCCGTGCTAGTGATGAAGCCAGGCTCCGACTCAAACTCGTAGTCGCAGTAGGGGTTCGCGTCCAGCACGCCCTCGTGCTTGTCCTGCCATGTGCGATGAAGCCGCTTCACCATCCCAACGTACCGCCCGGTGTCAAGGTCGTAGATTCCGTCGCCAACCTTCAGCCGCGAGATTTCGTGCATCTTCGCGTCCAGCCATTTTCGCCTGGTCTCAATGGCCGCTTTGACCGCATCGTTCAGCGACTTGAGTTCGGCCTGCTCGTCTGGTGTCAGTGATCTCTGAGTCATAACAGTCCTCTCGGTAAAAAAGAAAAGCTAACAAAGCCTTGCAGCCGACTCCTCAATCATTCCAGGCATTGTCGCCGAATCGCGTTGCTTTGCCAGATAGATTTCCTACCTCTTCTTCGACCGCAGCTTCGGTAGCAGATCGCAGGCCCGCGGCCCGTGATCAACGAAGCGGGGGTCGATGTACCAGCGTTTTGTCGTGGCCGCCTGGGCGTGGCCCGCGTGGCGAACGGCATCGCCTCCCGCACGGGCCACCATGCTGATTGACGAGCGGCGTATCTGCTGAAAGCCCAGCCGCTTGCCAGCAAGCCCAGCCTTATCGAGCATCCATCGCAAACGGTCCCAGAGGTACGTCTTCGCTCCATCCCAAACAAAAATCGGCGACTCACGCCCGCACTTTGTCGACGCCATGACGGCCTCCACTGCATCGCAGACGTCCTCAGTGAGTTCGCAGACGCGGCCCCGCCGCTTGCCTTTTCTGGTGAGTGCCGTGAACGTCAGGCATGGCCTCGCGTAGCACGACCGAGGCACCGCCATGATGGCACCGATCCGTTCGCCCGACTGGAACGCAACCGAAATCAGCGTCGGCCACCAGAGAGACGCATGGACGGTGCCAACAAGCCCACGCATCGACGACGCCACGGCGTAGAGCTGTTGCAGATCCTCGGTGCTCCAAGCCATTGGCACCGGGTCTGGCAGCGGTGCTGCCTCGCAGGACGGCATGGCAGCGATCAGCCGCCGCTCATTCGCAAGCCGGGCCAGTGCCACAAGCTGCTGCCTCTCCTTCTCCACGGTGAACGGGCTACGGCCCTGTGCCGTCCTCCATTCGAGGAACCGAGCCAAAACCATCTCGTCGGCAATGTCCTCCAGGTCTGGCGGACGACCAAGGAACTTCGCGAGCGTCGACACGAGGCAGCCGTAGAGCCTTGTCGTCGCTGGGCTTTTTCCCCTCAGCTTCAGTGGACGGTAGACGTCGTCGAAGTATTCTTGCAATCTCATTGCGTGCCCCCCCGTAGTAGGTAGGTCACGCATCCATGCCAGTCAAAGTCGCCGGCCTGATCTTTCGGCCGGTCGGTGGGGTGGACGCGGAAATCCGAATCCTGCCCCCACCATTCTAGGGGTCGTCGTGTACCGGTAGGACCGGACGCGACGGCTCGCTAGGTCAACCCTACGTCCGCCAGGGCAAGGGGGCAAGAATTTGGTATCGCCGGCTACAGGAGACCCGTAGGATGCGGGTATGGTTGCGATGATTGATGAGAAGACAGGAAGGAAATTGCTGACTCCACCGGAGGCTGCGGCACTCTACGATTGCAGTGAAGGCAACCTCCGCACTCTTCGGATTCACGGGAGGCTCAATGCGGTCGTCCATTCGCCGCATCGCATCTACTATTTCGAGGACGAGGTCAAACGGCTTGCAAAGGAAACCGCTGCCGTGCGAAAGGCCAGGGGCGGACGCAAGAGGAAAAACGAGGGGTGACATGAACACAAACGAGTATCCGTCGATCTACTGCTCGAGCGACGACCGCATGATTCTCGGGTTGTGCGGTGGCCTGGCCCACAAGTTCAACGTGCCGGTCGCAGCCGTGCGATTCATGGCTTTCCTCTCCATGTTTTTCTTTGTCGGATTTGCCTATCTAGTCGGGCTCTTCCTTCCAAAACTGCCGACAAAGGCATAGTTTTTCCCGCAGAAAACTGCGGTCGAAAAGAATCTTTTTAGGTGGCCTTGACCATTTGACGATTCTGCACAATGATGCCCGCCGTCATGGATGACAGCGGGTGAGTGACGAACTCAACGAGGTCAATCATGGATGCAGCGGTTTGGATCGAGTTGCTGATTGTGATTCTTAGGATTTTCTCAGCCGGTCTTGCTGGCTGACCATTTGACGAAATAAGGAAATGGCATGGACGCCAAACGACAAGGAGGTCGAAGTGTTTGCAAATCGCATCGCGCGGCTCAACACGCCGCAGCCCGCACCGCACGCCGCGGAGCATGTCGCCGAGTTGACTGCGAGAACGACTGCCGGGTGGTCGCCGTTGGAGCGGAAGCGGAAGGCGATTGCCGCGGAGTTGATACGGCGGCGACTCATGCGGCGTTTCTCAAGTACGTCATGAAAGCCGCCTGGTCCGCGTACTACGCGGCCAATAAGGCGGACCCGCGCAACCCGCTAGACGTTGCGGGCGTTGCTCACACGGCTCGCGTTTCAGCGTCGGCACTCATTGCCATCGCTGCGAGTATCGAATCGCCCGGTGGAACCGGGGCGGACGGATCGACCGGAGGCATCACGGAGGGCCACACCCCCGACGCATGATGCCGAGGGGGCACCGCACATGTTGAGTCTCACAAGAGGCATTGGCGACGAGGTGGTCATTACGGTGGTCGAGCCGTGCCAGATCGTCGTGGCACCGCTGGCGATTCGTGGCAACACGGTGCGGCTCGGATTCGATGCACCGCCGCATGTCGTCATCAATCGCTGGGAGGTGCAAGAGGAAATGGACCGCAAGAAGGAGCAAGCCAAGTGAACGACCACGAGCCGTTATGTGCCGTAGCCGAGCCATCGCAGTGGAGCGACTGGATGGGCATTCCGCCGCGAAGCCAACGTACCTGGCTCACGCTCGCGGAGATGCAGGCGGTCCTCGGAGCCGAAGGGCTGAACGTCACCCGCGAGGTCGCCCGTGCAGCGTTGGTGGGCACGCGAACGAAAAAGTTTCGGGCATGGAATTGCTATGAGCCAAAGCACGTTGCTTTGGTTCGGAGGTTTGCAAGGAAGCGTGATTTCACAAGGAGGTGAGCATGTTTGGTTTGTTCAAGCGGTGGCATCGAGCCAGGGATACGAAGGCGATCGTTGCGACTTTGGAGCGTGAGAACGCAAGGCTGCGTGATGAGTTGTCGGTGTGCAAGGCCGTGCTGCGAGGCATCGCCGTGCAAGCCGAGAAGGTGTCGAGAGAGTCGCGTAGCAAGTCGGAGATCGGCATATGAACCGCCAAATGACACCCGAGAAGCGAGCCGCCATCCTCGCCATGTGGAAGGACGACCGGCCGCTTACTGAGATCATGTTCGTCTGCCACGTGTCGCCGCCGACGGTACGGAAGATCGCCAAGGATGCCGGGCTCTACCCGCGTGCCAGCGATGCCAAGCGGCGGTACATCGGGTTTGAGATGTCCAAGGCTGAGTTGACGCCGGAAGAGGTAGAGCAACGGAAGATGCAAGTCCAAGCCAAGTGGAGAGAAGCCGAGCGGCATCACGCCTGGCAGCATCATCACCCGGCGAAGATTCGCACCTACGCTGCCCGCGGGTACGGGTTGGTGGAGGTGGGGTCATGAACACCGCAACCGCAATCATCGTGGGGTTCGCCCTTGGCGTTGCAACCGTTGGCGTCACGACCGTGGCGTCCGTGGTCGCTTGGCGTGTTCTCGATTGGCGACGGGCCAAGCGAGAGGACGTGCTGCGACGGGCGATGGTGACGCACAGCGTGCTAGAGGGGGTGGGGCCGTGAGTTCAATAACTGAAAGGGAATCTGTGATGAGCGAGACGCAACAGGAATCACGAGCCGAGTGGCTACAGGCTAGGCGTCGGGGCATCGGTGGCAGCGACGTTGCCCCGATCCTGGGCCTGAGCAAGTGGCGAAGCCGGCTGGACGTCTACCTTGAGAAGACCGGCCAGGTGTCGAGCGACCAGGCCGACAGCGAGCCGATGCTGTGGGGCCGACTGCTTGAGCCGATAATCCGCGAGGAGTTCGCTAAGCGTTCCGGCCTGAATCTGGTCGAGCCGCCGCCGATCCTCATGAGCAAGGATCACCCGTTCATGATCGCGAGCCTTGACGGTCTCACCGACTGCGGGGCCGTCGTGGAGTGCAAGACTGCACGCTCGGCTGACGGCTGGGGCGAGCCGGGCAGCGACGAAATCCCGGTCTACTACACGACCCAAGTGGCTCACTACATGGCCGTGACCGGGGCTCAGGTTGCCTACGTACCGGTACTGATCGGTGCGTCAGACTTCCGCATCTACACGGTTCCGCGAGAGGACTCTTTCATCGCGGACCTCATCGAAGCCGAGCGGCTGTTCTGGAAGGAACACGTTTTGGCCGGCGTGCCACCCGAGCCGATCAATGCGGCCGACGCTGCGAAGCTATGGGCGCGAGACAACGGCGAGACGATTGAGGTCGAGCCGGAACTGGCCGACGACATCGAAGAGTTGAAGCACCTAAAGGCCACCGCCAAGGAGCTTGATGAGCGGATCGGATCCATCGAGGACCGGCTCAAGATCGCCTGCCGGGACGCCTCGGCCATCGCGGTCGGAGGCAAGACGCTTGCCACCTACAAGGCTCAGACCCGCAAGAGCCTGGACACGAAGGCATTGGAGGCCGCCCATAAGGAACTGGCCGACCAGTACCGCAAGGAATCCACGTTTCGAGTGTTTCGTTTGAAGTGATCCCCAAAGGAGTGAGATGAGATGACCACGGAAGTTGCAACCACGCAGGCACCGCCAAGCCTGCTGTCGAAGATGGCGGGCCGGTTCCACGTCGAGCCGGCGAAGATGCTGTCCACGCTCAAGGCTACGGCGTTCAAAGGTGACGTCAGCAACGAGCAAATGATGGCCCTGCTGATCGTGGCCGACCAGTACGGGCTCAACCCGTGGACGAAGGAAATCTACGCCTTCCCCGACAAGAGCAACGGCATTGTGCCGGTCGTGGGCGTCGATGGCTGGGCTCGCATCGTCAACACGCACGACAAGTTCGACGGCATGGAGTTCGTCGAGGCCGACAGCGTCAACGGCCAGGTGCCGGCGTGGATTGAGTGCATCATCCACCGCAAGGACCGGGCTCATCCGATCCGGGTGAAGGAGTTCTACGCTGAGTGCAAGCGTGGCACCGGGCCTTGGGGCTCGCACCCTCGGCGGATGCTGCGGCACAAGGCCATGATCCAGTGTGCCCGCCTGGCGTTCGGGTTCGTTGGCATCTACGACGAGGACGAGGCAGCACGGATCGTCAACGTCGCGAGCGAGCCGGCCGATACGGCTCCGGCGAGCAAGGCCCACGCGGCGGCACGCAAGGCCATCGAGTCCGCCAAGGCTCCGAAGAAGAAGCCGGAGCCGGTCGTGGTGGACAGCGACCCTCGAGCGGATGCCATCGCGGCACTCACCGAGGGTGTTGAGTCGGCCGAGAGCATCGAGGCGTTGGAGAAGCTGAGGTCCACAGCTAACGGATACCACGACGACGGGCTCTTCACTGACGCCGATCTTGCGGAAGCCAAGGCCAGCATCATGGCGAGGGCGGGATTGATCCAAGGCCAGGAGGTCGTGACGGCATAGGTCGGTCGCCGCTGTCGCCTTTCCGGCGGCGGCCTGGTCATCCCGTGAAGGTTCCCTTGTGGCCTCATAAGCCACGGGGCTGCGGCTCGATTCCGCAGGCGGGAGTTTTTGGCGGCTCATGGCGCGGTTAAGCCCGGTTTGGTCCGGCAAGCCCCGGCTTGGCTCGGCGAGTCGCGGCGCGGCGAGGTCACAAACTAACACGGGCGGGGCATGGACCGGCGGGGTTTGGTTCGGTGTGGCGAGGCACGGATGGGTTCGGTTCGGCACGGTTTACAAAACAATCGTGGCGTGGCACAGCGTGGATCGGAGCGGCATGGGAAGGAATGGCGGGGCTCGGCATGGTGCGGTTCGGCGTGGTTACAAAACAACCAGGGCGAGGATGCACCCGCTGCGGCGCGGCGCGGAATGTCGCGGATTGGTAAGGATCGGCTGGTAAGTGCAGGGCCTGGTTCGGCATGGCGAGGTCGCAAAACAACCGAGGCAAGTCATGGCGGGCCAAGGATCGGTCAGGTTGGTTCCGGCTCGGAATGGCAAGGCGTGTATGGGCACGGCATGGCGTGGTCTTTTCAGTTAGCAAGGAGGCGAATCTGTGGTAAGGACGTTTATCGACCAGGCAACCGACCTTCCATTGTTCGCGTTGGCGCGCAAGAGCGATCCGCCAACGTCGCACGACGCGGCGAAGCGGGCTCCGGTCCACGGGCATTGCAAGGTCATCCTCGAAGCGTTCAACGCCGGGCCGGCTGGGCAGTCGGAGATTGTGCGGCGTACCGGGTTGAGCGTGGCGCAGGTCAGCAAGCGATTGCCGGACCTGCGGCAGGACGGGTTCATCGTTCGCGATGGCGAGACGAGGTCGGCCAGCGGTGGGCGGGAAGCATTGTATCGGTTGGCACAGTAAACAACTCGGCTGAGTGGTCCTATGAACACTGGTAAACTGACGTATAGCGGGACTGACACTCTCGTGGTTAGCGGTTCTTCACGCCCAATATGGGCTCGCAGGCGGGGCAGCTTCGGCTGCTCCCGGTCCGCTACCCGGTAGTGTCAGCCCGCCTGCGGCCCACCTTTCACGGAGGATGATTTCATGGCTGGCGATTGGATAAAGGTTGAGAAGGCTACGGCCCGTAAGCCGGAAGTCATGGCAATCGCCGACAGCCTTGGAGTTCACATCGACCACGCATTCGGGCTATGCGTTCGGTTCTGGTCGTGGTGCGACGACCAAATGGCAGATGGTCACGCTAACAGCGTGACAAATGTCACGCTTGATTCCGCATTTGGTCACGATGGTTTCGCGTCCGCGCTCATCAAAGTTGGTTGGCTTCGGGTCCGCAATGGCTCGCTCGAAGTCCCGAATTTTGATCGGCACCTGTCCGAGAGTGCAAAAAACAGGGCACTTTCCCGCAGTAGGAAGCAAAAAGAGAGGTACGAATGTGTCACGAAATTGTCACGCTCCGAGCGTGACAAAAGTGTGACCAGAGAAGAGAAGAGAAGAGAAGAGAAAGAACACACACACACCGCGAGCGATCCGCCTGACGAGTTTCGCAAGCCAGGGTGGGCAGCCGTGGAATGGGACCGCTGGCTCGCGGAGTGGAACCAGACCGAGCGAGCCCAGCGGTGGGATCACCTGACGCCCCCGCACAACTGGGTTGACTTGGCTGCATCACCGGGGTGGCTTGAGTGTGCCAGGGAAGCGTTGGCGATGCTGCCGAGCCGCCGATACTTCGCCACTCCGGTGCCGATGACGCGGTTCTTTGAGTTCATCGACAGGATCCGGGCAGGCGAGTTTGCCGAGCCCAAGGCCGAGCGGCAGATGGCTGGTTCGGGGGCAAGGACACCAAGGAGGGGAACGCTGTGAAAACGTGGGACGACAACCGGGAAACGATCAACGACCTATGGCCGCTTTTTGACCCAAAGCCGGAAGAGCGAAAGCTCTGGCATGATGACCTTTCGATGCTTGACCAGACGTTGCTGTACGACGCCTTGCGGAACGTGAAACGGCAGAAAGAGTCGGCATTTCCGCAGCTTGCGTGGATTCTTGCCGCCTACCGGGAACTGCTTACCGCCAGGAACGCTATCACGAAGCGAGCCAAGGTTGAGCATGTCGAAAAGGTGAAACTCGACATCGACGATGCCGAGGACCGCCGCATGGCCGATGAGTTCACGTTTGTCATCGACAACGCCACGCCCAGCGAGTTCGAGAAGATCAAGCACATGGTGCTGCAAAAGCTGGACGGCATGAAGTCCGTGACGGCGTTTCGGTTGCTGCGATACGCGAGGAAGCGGTTGCTTGGGCAGGAGCCTGTGGCTGGGAAGGTGGACGCCGAAGGAAACGTGTCGCCGATGTTCGGGGCGAACGACCGAGAGGCGATGATCGCTCAACTCAAGAAGACGGGGTGAGCAGACACCGTCCGGCGTGATGTTCCCAACCTTGCGATCCCACGCTAAAGAACGCGGATGGTGATCGGCATTGACCCAGGCCCGCGAGAATCCGCTTACGTCGTGTGGGACGGCGTGCGCGTTGTCGAGTGCGGCGACGTTCCCAACGATCGCTTAGCAGGTGCTATTCGGCCGCATTGGATCAACGGAGTTGGCGTAGCGTGCGAGTGGATCGAGTCGTTCGGCATGGCGGTAGGCCGGGAGGTCTTCGAGACGGTGTTCACGGTCGGCCAACTCGCGGCGATCGTTCCTGGCGTTCGTCTCGTGCCACGCCGCGACGTCAAGTTGCACATCTGCAAGTCAGCCAAGGCGAAGGACGGCAACATCCGCCAGGCGTTGATCGACCGGTTCGGCGAGGTGGGAACGAAGAAGAACCCAGGACCGTTGGCCGGCATCGCCAGCCACCGCTGGGCGGCCTTGGCCGTTGCCGTCACTGCGTTTGATGTTCCGCATACGGATCACGAGGCGACGTTCCATAGGGCCGGGAAGGCGTCTAGCGTTGCGCCAAATCGAAAAGCAGCAGGCTGACCCGGTGTTCATGCGTCCAGAACTGGACGCCCGTGTAAACGCAAGCTAGGGGCCTTTTGGTGAACGACACCGATCACAAGCGTATCGAGATGATCGCCACAGACCTGGCAGCGATGTGCCGTACGTGCATCGAGGCAACCGCCATGAGCAACGTAGGACTCGGGCTCGTGGTCCACGCTCTCGACCATGCGTTGCCGCGAATAATCGCACGCCGCGATGCGTTGGCACGCCGCGTTGGGCTGCCGTCGCACGTTGCAACGCGCGGCGAGATCGCCATTGAGGACGTCATCGAAGTGCTTGAGTGGTGCGAGGCCAACCCCGGCAAGGCGAGCAAGGGCATTGCGAAGATTGCGGAGCGGTTGGCAGAGCGGCGCAGCGAAGTGCCGCAGGACTAGGCAGGGTATGCTGAACGTGTGTGCAGTGACGCGCGGCCGACCGAGACGCAGCAGCAGACCGCCGATGCCGTCGGGTGCTCGCAGCAGATGGTCGCGAAGATCGACCGGATGCTTACTACCAAAACTTGCGAATCGCAAGAAAAGGTAGTAGTCCCGTCATGGGTGACGAACGCCCACGACCGCGCCGCCTTCCGCAAGCTGGGGCGCGACGACGCCGAAAGCTTAATCCGTCGCAAGGTTGCGGCGACGCACCGACCGGCGGTGGTCTGGTGACGCCACGGGCAGGCGGCCGGAGAGGATCGCGTGGCGTTAAGGTGGGTGGGATAGGTAGGCAAAAAGCGTGCGAAAACGGTGAGTGCGCACAGTGCGCACAGTTCAAGGGCGATTTCAACAAACTTTCCCTATATGCGCCTCGTGTGGAGAAACTTTCCAAAACAGTCTCCAACTATGCGCACTGTGCGCACCGGTCTGGAGAGGGTGTCTGAGGAGCTGAGGGCGGCGTGAGTTGCTCGACGGCAGCCAAGGCCTTGAAGCGGCTCTGCGAGCTGAAACTCGTCTGGCCGATATGGCTGTCCAGGGACAAGTCCACGCCCAGCAAGTACGGGGTGCACCCCAACCCGTCCGAATGTCTCGCACCGATTCTTGCGGACCAGGAACCGTACCGATCATCGGTACGGATGAAGAGATGAACCGTACCGATTCGCATCAGGAACCGTACCGACTATCGGTACATGAACAGAATACAGAAGGGCCGGCGGTCGCCTTGGCGGCTCCCGCGGCCACCGAAAACACACCCGCGGCAACGTGCTGCGGGCAGTTCTGACGATGACCCCCGAAGGACGATGGACCATGTCAAGAAAATCACCACGAACCGACCGAGGCTTCGACACTATCCGGTTTGACTGCCCACTGTGCGGCACGCTTTGCGTCATCACGTACCGCGGCACCGGCAGGGACCACAAGGTCACGGAGGCACCGGACAGCGACATGTGGGCGACGGAAGGCCGCGAAGCAACTTGCGAATCATGCGGCGTCACCCACGCGACCCACCAAGCAGACGATGGCCGCTGGGGAGTGCTTACAACGCAGTTCCATCCGTTCCCCGTTCCGGTGGAGGAAACAGAGGCAGGGGTGTAAGGATGGTCACTGGACGCCCGTATAGGCCCGCCAAGGGCTTTACGCACGCCGGTGGTGTTCTCGGTAGCCTTGCGCCTGCAAGTGGCAGAGAACGCAAGCCAGGGGCTTGCAGGGGGTGGCGAGCAAAGCGACGGCACCTCGATGCCGGTTGGTACCGTCGCGACAGTCTGCGACAGTAGGCGTTGCGGTTCCTTCCCCAGGCCTGGCTACTTTGCCTCCGGCAACGAACGCCGCAAAAGTGGTCAGGCCTTCCGTCCGCCCTGTGATCTCTCAAAATGGCACGCAAGAAAAAGCCACCGCCGGCCGCCGAAAAGCCTCAAAAAAAGGCACCTAGCGGATATCTGAAGGCCTCGTACGACACCAAAAAGGCACGCACTCGCGAGCGTGACGTTGCCCTTTCCGAGTCCGGCCGCGACATCGGTGAAATTCCGCCGATCGTCAAACGCGATCGCCGTGACGCCGGCCGGCATTCGTTCCGGCTTTTCTGCGAAAGCTACATGCCGGCCACGTTCGAGCTTGCGTGGTCGCCGGACCACCTGGAGGTGATCGCAGCCGTCGAGGCAGCAGTGCTTCGAGGCGAGTTGCTGGCGTTCGCGATGCCGCGAGGCTCAGGAAAGACGAGCCTTGTCGAAGCCGCTGCATTGTGGGCGTTGCTGTACGGCCATCGCGACTTCGTTGCGATCGTTGGCAGCGACGAGGGGCACGCCGCGATGATGCTCCAGAGCGTGCAAGTGGAGTGCGAGACGAACGAGCTTCTGCTTGAGGACTTTCCCGAGGCGATCTATCCGATTGTCGCCTTGGAGCGAATTCACCAGCGGGCAAAGGGGCAGCTATTCCAAGGCAAGCCGACTCATATTCGCTGGACATCGGACGAATTGCAGTTCCCGTCGATTCCTGGCTCGCCGGCCGCCGGCGGCATCATCCGGGTGGCTGGCATCACCGGGCAAATTCGTGGCATGTCCGCGAAGCGTGCGAGCGACGGCCGAAAGGTGCGGCCTGGCCTCGTGCTGATCGACGACCCGCAGACGGACGACTCCGCAAGATCGCCTTCGCAGGTCGCCAACCGCGAGTCGGTCATTCGCGGTGCCATCCTTGGCCTCGCCGGGCCGCGAGTGAGGATCGCTGGGCTAGCGACCGTCACCGTCATCTGGCCTGACGACCTGGCCGAGCGGCTATTGAACCGCGAACGGAACCCGGCATTTCAAGGCAAGCGGTTCTCGCTCGTCCAGCAATGGCCGAAGAATGCGACCTTGTGGGAGGAATACGCCGAACTTCGACGCCGTGGGCAGCGAACCGGTGCAGGCACGGCGGAGGCGACCGCGTTCTACGCTCGCAACCGCGAGGCGATGGACGAAGGCGGCATCGTTTCGTGGGCAGAACGAAAGAATGATGACGAGCTTTCGGCCATTCAGCACGCCTGGAATCTGCGAATTGACCGCGGCGAAGCGGCTTTTTTCGCGGAATATCAGAACCAACCGCTCGAAATGGCCTCGGAAGCCGCCGGGCTCAAGGTAAACGACACGGTTGCGAAGGCGGTGAAGATTGACCGTTGGATCGTGCCTTCCGGCTTGGACACCCTCACGGTTTTCGTGGACGTTCAGCAAACCGTGCTGTATTGGCTCGTGGCAGCGTGGGGGCACCGCTTCCGCGGTCACGTTGTTGCCTACGGTGCATACCCTGACCAGGGCCGCAGCTACTTCACGCTGCGAGAAACCCGCCGCACGCTACAGCGGGAGGCCGGCGTCGATGCGATCGAGCCAGCAATTCACGCCGGCCTCGGTGCCGTTGCGACGATGCTTCTTGAGCGCGAGTTCGCACGCGAGAATGACGACGCTGTGATGCGGGTTTCGCACATGCTCATTGACGCCAACTGGGCTCAGACGCAAGGCGTCGTGCGAGACTTTGCGAGGCGAAGCAAATGGGGGCCGCGAATCATTCCAACGCACGGCCGATTCGTCGGAGCCTCGTCGTCAACAATCAGCGACAAAGCACCGGATCGAGGCGAGCGGGTCGGGTTCAACTGGCGAACCAGCACGATCCAGAAGCAGAAGCACTTGCTCTACGACACGAACGCATGGAAGTCGTTCGTGGCCTCGCGTATTCGCTTGCCGGTCGGCGATCCGCAAGGCCTGACGCTCCACGAAGGTCAACACGACATGCTCGCGGAGCAGTTCGCGAGCGAGCATCCAGTGCGAGTGACGAGCAGGCAGCGAATCGTTGATGAGTGGCGGCTGACGCCTGGCCGCGACAACCATTTGTGGGACTGCCTTGTGGGGGCAGCGGTTGCGGCATCGTTCTCCGGCATCTCTGACGTTGGCACCGAATCGGAGCCAGCGGTAAGGCGGCAGGCTGTTAGCTCGGAGGAGGCTAGGCGCCGCCGCGAAGAGATAAAACGCCGCTTTGGGTAAGCCTACTTGCGCCTTTTCTTCGGACGCTTCGAGGCATTCACTCGCCGTATTGTTTCCACGTAGCCTTCCATTACCGGGGCCTCAACGCGGAGCATTTTTGAGACGGCCAGGCGGACCGCGACGCTGGGCGTAACGCCGTTCCGCTCACAATAAGTTGCAAGCGGAACGGCCAGAGGCCCTGGACGAAAGGTGATGCGTTCGATCATGGGATGCTCATTGTGCTAAGGTAGTTGCCTTGCATCAACTGGCTACGGCGTGGAGTTCCTGTTGCCGAACCAGCGTCCTTGCGGGCCGAGCCTGCGATGTCTTTTCCCGCACACTTTGCCACTTGTCAATCGCTTTGAATGAAAAGGTAAGGTGTCCGCCGTGGCCTATTTCGCACTCAGGGCCAGTGAGGTCCTTGTTGTATTTCTGGAGAGTTCCCATCGTCAACCCTAACTCGGCGGCAGCTTGCCTGACTTTGATTCTTGCGAAATACCGGCCGTCTTCAAAGTCCGCAAGGCGGTCTGTTCCCAAGGATCGCAGCAAGATCTCTATGTCTTTCACGTCACGCTGCGTAGGCTCAACGCCGATAACTGAGGACATGCTTTGAGCTAGTTCGGCCGCGTATCGCACTAAGTATACCAGTGTCGGACAGTGGGTCAAGTGCCCTGGAAAAGTTTTTCGAAAGATAGCCGCGTCCACGCGTCGGCCGGGGGGTCACCTGGACACCGGTACACTGAACGGTAGGAAGGCAATACACGCCTTTCATGCCGTGGGTGCTGCCGAATGGCCGACAACGACGACGTTCTCGACGCGATCGCTGACAACCTTGCGCAGCCGAAGCGGGCGCGTACGGATGCCGGCGAAGTTGAGCAGCACGATCTCGATCAACAGGTCGCGGCAGCCAAGTTCGTCATCGACGGGCGGGCCGCTTCGGCCAGTGCATTCGGCGGGCTTCGGTTCGCTCGCATCCAGGCTCCGGGGGCTGCTGAATGAGCCTTCTCGGAAAGCTCCTTTCGCCGCTCGCCGGAACTAGCCGCGCGAAGCTCGCCGCCACGGTGGACGCTCAAAACGCGACCATCCAGAGCCTTTTGCGGGCGTCCTACGACGCTGCGAAGACGCACGCGAACAACGAGCGGCACTGGGCCAACGCTGACGGGTTCTCGCCGGACGCGGCGTTGTCGCCGGCCGTGCGTACGAAGATTCGCAACCGGGCTCGCTACGAACTTGCCAACAACTCCTACGCGGCTGGCATGGCTTCGACGTGGGCGCGAGACATGGTTGGCACCGGGCCACGGTTGCAGCTTGACCTCGGGCCGGACGTCAACCCGCGCAAGACGCGGCAAGTCGAAACGGCGTTTTTCGATTGGTCGGTCGAGTGCGACTTGGCTCAGAAATTGCGACTTGCCAAGCAGGCCAAGATCGCCGCCGGCGAGGTGTTCGGGCTGAAAACGAACAACCGCAAGTTCCGCAAGGTGCAACTCGACGTCAAGTTGCTTGAGGCCGATCAGGTCTATTCGCCGCTCGGCACGATTGAACTGCCGAACGAGGTGGACGGCATCCGGTTCGACGAGGACGGCAACCCGGCTGCGTATTGGGTCGCCAAGTATCACCCTGGCTCGTCGTTCTCCGGGTGGGGCCAGGATGGCGAGTGGGTTGACGCCGACAAGGTGCTTCACTGGTTCCACGCAACGCGACCGGGCCAGAGCCGCGGCGTACCGGAGATCACGCCGGCACTTGAACTGTTCGCCATGTTGCGGCGTACCGGGCGTGCCGTCGTGCTTGCCTACGAGACTGCCGCCAACGTTTCGTTCGTCTTGAAGACGACCATGCCAGCCGACACCGGCGGCGCGAAGACGCTCGACCTGTTCGAGACGATGCCGGTTGTCCCGAATATGGGCGTTGCCGCTCCCGATGGTTGGGAGCCGGTGCAGATGAAGTCGGAGCATCCCAAGAGCGAACACTCGGCGTTCGTCCGCCAGGTGTTGAACGAGATCGCCCGCTGCCTCGACATGCCGTACATCGTCGCGGCGATGGATTCGTCGTCCGCGAACTACTCGTCAATGCGTGGCGACTATCAGGTTTATCGCAAGGCGATCAACGTAGAGCGGTCGGACGTCGAGCGGGTTTGGCTCGACCCGATTCTCTACTCGTGGCTCGATGAAGCAACGCTCATCAGCGGCATGATTCCGCGCGGCCTTCCGCCGTTCTCGGAATGGAACTGGTCGTGGACGTGGGACGGCTTCGAGCATGTGGACCCCAAGAAGGAAGCCGAGGCCGACGCGATCATGCTTGCCGCAAACATGACGACCCTTGCGGAAGTCTGCGGCAAGCGTGGCAAGGACAGCCGGCTCGTGATGCGAAAGCGAGCCGAAGAACTTGCCTTGCAGCGTGAACTCGGAATTGATCCAGCCAGCCTTTCGCAAGTGGCTGTTGCCGCTGCGATGCAAGGCGACGAACCGGAGGACGAATGAGCAAGAAGAAGAACTACACGCTGAACCTCTCCGCCGACATTGCCTTCGCCGCTGGCGAGGGCGAGCGTCAGCCGACCGTTGACATCGTGGCGTACACCGGCGACCAGATCGCTCAAGCGTGGTCGGACGTGCCGCTCGTGGTGGACCTGGCAGGCGTCAAGGCTGGCGACACGGTGCCGGTTCTGTATGCCCACGGTCGCGAGGACATGAACTCGCTGGACAGCGTGGTAGGCAAGTCAACGCGGATCGAGAACGACGGCAAGCAGCTTGATATTGCGGCCGACCTTATCCGCGGCGAACCCAACGCCGACAAGCTCATCCGCCTCGGGGCCGCTGGCGTGCCGTTGCAGGCTTCGATTGGTGCGAGCGTTGACCGCACCGAATACGTCAAGTCGGGCGCGAGCGTGACCGTCAACGGTCGCGAGTTCGCTGGTCCCATTACCGTCGTCCGGGCCTCGCGGCTGCGGGAAGTGTCTTTGGTCCTCTTTGGAGCAGACGCCAATACGTCTGCCGCTATCGCAGCGGATGCGAGTTCGGAGGTTGACCCTATGGCTGATAAGGCCACCGACAAGCCCGAAGACGTCAAGGCGTCTGCGGAAGACACGGCGAAGGCCGCCGTGGGGACCGAGAACAAGAGCGTTGAAGCATCGCTCGGCATCGAAGCCAAGGGTGGCGACGGCGCGAGCCTCGTTGACGCCAACAGCGTTGCCGACCTCGTGCTGTCGAAGCTGAAGGAGGAGTTGTTGGGCCGCGAGCGTGCCGACCGGGCCAAAAGTCCGGCCGTCCACGTGGTTGACGCTGCTGCTGCAAACTCTCCGAAGGTGATCGAGGCCGGGCTCTGCCTTGCCGGTGGTCTGCCCAACGTCGAGGCGTCGTTCGATGCCAAGACGCTTGAGCTTGCCCACAAGCGGCACGGCCGCGGTTCGCTTCAGGAAGTGCTGATCGAGGCTGCCCGCGCAAACGGGTACACCGGGCACTACCGAATCGACCAGGGCAACTGCAAGGAGGTGCTGGCGAATGCGTTCTCGACGCACTCGATCAGCAACGTGCTTTCGGCGACCTACGGCAAGTTCCTCCTTGCCGGGTTCTCTTCGGTGGAAAGCGGCTACGAGAAGATCGCGGCGGTTCGTTCGGTCAGCGACTACAAGAGCATGACCGGCGTTCGGCTCAACGGTGGCTTCGACTTCCTTGATGTTGGCCCGACCGGCGAACTCAAGGGCGCTGCGGCTTCCGATGAGACTCGCACGATCCAGGCCAAGCTCACGGGCCGGCTCACCAAGGTGTCGATGGTGGACCTCATCAACGACGACCTCGGCGTGCTGACCCAGGTGCCAAGCCGGCTCGGTCGTGGTGCCGCTCTGAAGCTCAATACCGACTTCTGGAAGGCGTTTGCCGCTGGGAGCTACACCGCCGCCACTCCTGGCGGTGGCAACGCTCTCAGCCTGACGTCGCTCAAGGAGGCTGTGACGGCTTGGAGGAAGCTCAAGGACAGCGACAACAACCCGCTCGGCATCATGCCGCGGTTCATTGTTGTGCCGGCTGACCTTGAGATCACTGCGGCTGAGATGATGTCGTCCGCGTTGCTCATCACGGGCAGCACGACGACCCAGACCTCGCAGAACGTGCTGGCTGGGCGGTACGAGGTTGTCGGATCGAGCTACCTGTCGTCTGCGACGACTTGGTGGCTCGCCGCCAGCCCGATGGACCTCCCGGCGATGGAGATTGCCTACCTCAACGGGCAGCGTGCCCCGACCGTGGAATCGGCTGACGTCGATTTCGCTCAGTTGGGCGTGCAGTTCCGCGGCCACTTCTCCTACGGCGTGGCCGTGGCCGAGACCAAGGGTGCCTACAAGATGGCAACCGCCTGATGACAACGGAGCCCCGGCGGGAGCGTGATGCTCCCGCCGGGCTTCGGCTCTGACCTTTTCGATTTCGACACTCTCACTCAAAGGATTTCTCAATGCCAAGTCGTGTTGCGGATGGAAACAAGCTCGATTACACGCCGGTGTCCGCAGTGGCGGCCGGCGAAGTGGTGGTTCTCGGTTCGCTCGTGACGATTGCCGATTCGGCGATCGCCGCTGGCAAGCTGGGTGCCGTGTCCACCAACGGTGTTTGGAACTTCGCTTGCCTCACCGGCTCGACCGGTGCCCAGGGCTCGGCGATCAAGTATTGGGCCACCAGCGGTATCGCTTCGGCGTCTACCGGCGTTGACCTCGGCTTCCTCGCCAAGGCTCGCGCGGCCACCGATACGAGCGTTGACGTTCTCGTCGTTCCTGGCGGCAACTGATTGACTCCGCTCGCCGGTGAGTCGCTGTAACCGCGGCCACCGGCGGGCGTGGTCTGTGGTGGGAGGCGTTCGATGCAAGACATGATGAGCAAGGCCGCTACGTGGTTCGAGACGCAGCGGCGGGCGCATCTGTCGATCAACGCCGACTACTACAAGTCCGGCTCGTCAACGGCCGTGCCGTGCGTCGTCACGGTCGTGACGGGACGGTGGGACGTGATGGACACCGCCGGGCAGATGGCACGGATTCAGACCCGTGACATCTTCGTGGCGGTGTCGGATTACTCCGACCAGCCCGCGCGGGGCGATCGGATTGTGACGGAGGATGGCGAGGCGTACGAGGTGATGGTGCCACCAGGCCGGCAGCAGTGCTGGACGTGGGCGGACCGTGGCGAGAAGTTGCGTCGTATCCATTGTCTGCGGATTGAGGATTACCGGGTGGCATCGACCGTGTTCGCGTCTGGCGTCTTCGATTCGGGAGTGTATGCAGCATGAGCATTTCAGGACTTGTTCGCCGTTTGGTGAAGGGCACGGCACTGACGGCCGCGGAGCATGACGCCAACCTTGACGCGATCGAAGCGGCGGTGGATGCGAAGGTTGAAGGAACCGCCGTTACGGCGATCGTCGGCCTGACCTCTGCTCAGTACGCGGCCTTGTCGCCAAAGTCATCCACAACGCTCTACGTCATCACGGACGCATTTACCGGCGCAAACACGATCTATCTTGGCAGCGCCGCAATCGCCGCGGCACCAAACCTCTCGTAGCAAAAACAAACCCTAAAGACAGGAGCCTCCCATGCCAGGAATTGACCGCGAGAACGAAGGTGCAGTCAGTATTTCCGCCACCGCGTCGGCTTCCACGACCGGCCGCGTCAATATGCAGCGTTACGCTGGCGGCGGCATTTTTGTGTCGAGCCTCGTTACCGGCGTGACGATCACCTGGCACGTTGCCGAGTCGGCCACCGCAACGCCGGTGGCGTTGAACGACCGAACGAATACCGCCGTGACTCAGAGCCTGACCGACGCTCGGGCGTATCCGGTTCCCGACGAGTGCTACGGGTTCCCGTTTGCGGTGCCGGTGCTGAACGCCGGGACGGCCACGATCCGGTATTGCGTGAAGGGCTGATTTCCCGACGTTCCCAACTAGCGGCACTCACGCTACGTTCGGTCCGCATGATCGAACACCTGTACCAACTCGCGGCCCACGCTTGGCATTGCGGCGAGCATGACGTCGGCCGGAAGGCGTGCGAAAAGTTGCTTTCGATGCCTGGATTGTCGCAAGGCCGGGAGGAGAAGGTGCGACGGAATCGCACGTGGTACACGCGGTCGCTTGCCGAGGTGATCGGCTGCGAGCCGCGGCAAGTGCAACTACTGCCGAAGGTGCGGCCGGGGTGGTCGCGGTTTAACCCGTGCATCATCGACGGGCTTACGTACCCTTTCGTTAACGTGCGGTCATCGAACTACCAGATTGTCGATGGCAAGTACGTCATGCCGCCAGAGGATGGCGAAACTATCCGCACAGACAACATCGGATGCATGCTCGACCTCGAAACGCTTGGGATTCTCATTGAAGTTCCGGCCAAAGCCGAATATGAACGCACCGCCTTCCCGGTAGACGGCCTTGAGGACGTTCGGCTCAATCACGTTGACTTTGACACGGTCGTTTCGGCCACCGTCCGCAACGCGGCACCGCACGACGGCACATGCCGTATCGGCGTTGCTCGGATGGCACAAGGCGATCACGTTGACCTCATCGTCCGCGAGACGATGCCGGGCATCGCCGAGAAGAACTGGATGCCGATTCTCGGGCGTCGGGAATGGCTCTACTCGTGCAGCGTGCAAGGCCACACGGCAACGGCTGCGGAGGAAGGCGACACGTGGAGGGTGACGATCGGCTCGCCATCGCCCGCCATCGCTCGCGGGTTCCGCGGCGGCTCGCAGCTTGTGCCGGTTGGCAACGGGCAATGGCTCTGCATCGTCCACGAGGTGGCTCACGACGGCAAATGCCGCATCTATGAGCATCGGTTCGTCTTGTTCGCCGAGGACGGCTGGCGGATCGTCGGCGTATCCGAGCCGTTCTGGTTCCGCGAGAAGCGGGCCATCGAGTTCTGTGCCGGGCTGGCGGTCATCGAAGGCCGTGCGATTGCGTCGTTCGGTGTTCGCGATGCCGAGGCGTGGTTGGCGGAGTTCCCGTTGGACGCGGCACTTGCAGCGGTGAGGGTGTTATGAACGTGCGGATTGTGACGGGGTACGACGTACTGAATGGCCCGCGGCCCCATGAGGAGTACGTGCGGCTCGGGAATCGGCTATTGGCCTTGCCGACGCCGATCGACCTGTTCACGGACTGGCACGAGAGCTTCGAGCCGGGCTGGAATACCGAGATTCACGCTGACGCGGAAGTGCATTGGCTTTGGCGGATTAAGGCCGACAAGAGGCCGAAGATTCCGATGACCGACAACCCAGAGAAGGACACGGCCGACTTCCATGCCGTGCAGCATCAGAAGACGCAGTGGCTCGCAATGGCCGCGGCGATTGACCCACGGGACACGCTCGTATGGGTTGACCTCGGCATCCTTCACGTTCCCGGCGTGACGGAGGCGGGCATCCTGGGCCTCGTGGAGCGTGCCGCCAATCTGCCGCAAGACAAGGTGACTTTCGCGAGCATCTGGGGCGAGCCGATCCGCGGCATCTTGACCGACCGCGTGGAGTGGTGGTGTGCCGGCGGTGTCGTCATTTGTCCCGGCCGGCTGGCGGGCGAGTTTCACGCGGAAGCAATGGACGCTGCCGAGCGATGCCTGACGAACTTCGGACGCATCACTTACGAGGTGAACACGTGGGCGGCGGCATGGCGGCAACGGCCCGCCCTCTTCCGCCACTACCTCTGCGACCACAACCACACCATCTTGGAGGCGGCATGAAAGCCCGCATCGTGACCGGCTTCGTGCCGGACGCATTCCCGGCGAAGCATCTCAGCCAGGAGCAATTCCGTAGCCTGGGCGAACGGCTCAAGATGGCGGCAGGCGATTGCCTCATGCCGTTCGAGTCGCCTTTCGATTACTGCTGGTTGCCGCAAGAGAAATCGGTGGAGCATCTGCTGCCGTCGTGCCTCAACCCGCCGGCGGATCGCTTCGCAACGCCGCAGGACATGGTGCGGAGCAATGCCGTTCTGTTGCAGCGGTTCTACTGGCTGTACGCGGCATCGCGTAACGACCCGGACGCGGAGGTGTTCGCGTGGGTGGAGTGGTCAGCACTCAAGCAGACGAACGTGACGGAGGACGTAATCCGGCAGTTCGCCCAAGACTTGCAGGAGGTCACGCCGTTCGATGGCGTCTGTGCCGGTGGATGCTGGCCTATGGGACCGATCAATGATTCCGAGGCTCACTGGCGTTTCGTGGGCTCGTGCTTCGTCGTCCATGCCGATTGGGTGAAGGACTTGTATGAGGCAGTCCGTGGGGTCGTGCTGACCCGCACGACCATCACGGGCCGGCTGTCGTGGGACATGAACACGCTCGCGTTCGTGGAGCTGCTGGGCGTGATCCCGTTCAATTGGTTCAAGGCGAACCACGACGAGACGCAATTCCTCAACTATCGCAAGGCTTGGGAGGCACCAGTACGATGACACCGCTGTGCGAATTGGCACGGAAACACGCTTGCGACAAGGGCGGATGGCACACGCTCGCGGGCGAGCATTGCCACAACTACACACCGGCGTATCACGAGTTGCTAGGTCACCGGCGTGAGACGGTGAAGCGGGTTCTCGAAATTGGCGTCCACAAGGGTGCGAGCCTTCGCATGTGGGAGGAGTATTTCCCGAATGCGGAGATCGTGGGCGTGGATGTGGACAAGTCGTGTCTATTCAACGCTGGGCGGATTCGATGCTACTACGGCGACCAGAACGACGAACGGCGGCTTTCCAAGATTGCACAGCGAGAGGTGCTGCAATTCGACCTCATCGTTGACGACGGTTCACACCGCGACGTTGACCAGATACGGACGGCAGGGGCGTTGCTGCCGTACCTTGCCAAAGGCGGCGTATACGTCTGCGAAGACCTCGACTACGACTGCCATGCGGAATTGATCGGCACTTCGGTTGGTCGGCCCATTGACACCACCGTCCGCTACATCAACACCGGCATCGGCCTCGGCTCGGCAACCCGTTGCTCGCCGCGTTGCTCCATCTGCCGCGGCACGGCCGGCGAAAAACTGATCGTATGGGAGCGTGCCGCATGAAGATCGGCGTATATGCCTTGGCAAAGAACGAGGCCGCCAACGTGGCCCGATGGGAGGCCTGCTGCCGGGAGGCTGACGTGCGGGTCGTCACGGATACCGGCAGCACGGACGGCACCGTAAAGGCTTTGGAGGATCACGGCGTGACGGTGTGCCACGGCTCGCCGGTGCCGTGGCGGTGGGACGACGCCCACAACCTTTCGCTGATGCACCTTCCGGCCGACGTTGACGTCGCCGTGCGGCTTGACCTTGACGAGTCGATCGAGCCGGGCTGGCGGCAAGCGATCGAAGCGGCGTGGGTGGACGGCTGCACCCAGCTTCGCTACCCGTACCATTGGGGGCCGGGCATAGTGTTCAACCTTGACCGGATTCACTCCCGGCACGGCTACCGATGGACCGGTGCCACCCACGAAGGCCTCGTGCCGTGGGCGGTGGAACACAACCCGGTCTACACGACCAGCATCGCGGTTCACCACCACCGCGACCCGAACAAGAAGCACAAGTCCGACCTGACGCTACTCAAGCAAGCCGTCCGCGAAGCACCGCACGACGCCAGGATGCACTGGTATCTCGCTCGGGAACTGGACACCGAGAACGAAACCGGTGCCGCGGACGCCTACCGCCATTACCTTGCGATGCCGGGAGGCTCGCCGCACGAGCGTGCTTTTGCGTGGCGGCGGCTGTCGGTTCTCGACAAGGACCAGCGGCAGCGGCACCTACTCCGGGCTGTCTTGGAATCGCCGGAGCCGGAGGCACGGGCAGATCTTGCCGCGATGGCCTACGAGATTGGCGACCACGTGACGGCTATCTACTATTCGCGGCTTGCCGTGGCGGGCCAGAAGTGCGACCAGACGCACTCAAGCGACCCGAATGCCTACGGGCCGCTGCCTGCTTCGATCGGTGCGAGTGCTGCCGTGGAAGTCGGCCGCTACCGCGAGGCGTTGAAGTTCGCCAAGGCGGCAGCGGCGAAGGCACCGGACAACGACGAACTGGCTCGCAACGTAGCGGTGCTGGAATCACTGGTCACGGAGGACGGGCCGAAGCCCGATTAACATGGCAGCGGTTGACGCAATCGAAGTGCTGGTGGCGACGAGCTTGGCCGATAGCCTTGCCCGGTATCCGTTCTCCACGGCGATCGCACCCACGATGGAGTACGTGCCGGACTTCGAGCGGCTGGACGCTACCGACCTCCGGGTGTCGGTCGTTCCGGGTGCCGTGGACGTTACCGAGGCGGCGCGTGGTGCCAATCTTCACGAGGTGACGGTCAACGTCGTTCTCGCCAAAGCGATCACGGCCAACTCGGAACTCGGCGGACTGTCGCGGTTGCGTGCCGAGATTGCCGACAAGATTCGCTCGGATGCGTTGCCGGAGAGCGTGCCGGCCATGCCGTACGGGATGCAGTTCGTGAGCATCGAGAATCCGGTGCTGTACGATGCCAAGTCCGTGATCCACGGGCGGATATTCCTGGCGGAGATTGCAGTGACGTATCGTGGTCTGGTGGAGAAGCATGAGGCGTGATGGCGGTAAGATGACGGTATGGCTCTTCCTAGCTTCCGCCCACGCATAGCACTGACCGGCCGCACGAAGTTTTTCTTCGACCGCAAGCACGTCAAAGACGCGCTTTCCGACATGGAATACCGGGCGTTGATGAAGTCCTCGGTAAAAATCAAGGACTTTGCAAAGCGGTCGATCAAGCAGCGAGGAATGGCAAGGCTTTCCAAGAAAGCTGCCCTTGGAGTCGCAAACGGCCAAACGGTGTCGATGCTTACTCGTTCTGGCGTGATACCAGAGCGAACGCGAAGCCTCATTGTTCTTGAGCTAATGTTTCCACACGGGTCGCCTGCTGGAACGCCACCATTCTCGCACACACCGACCTCTGGGCATCAAGCCAGCTACTTGAGTTTCAAGCGAAACCTCTGGAACTTCTTTGACCCTTCAACGCGATCGGCCGTCGTTGGGCCATCGGCCAAAGGGAGGGCGTTGCCGTTCCTGCACGAGTTCGGTGGGTCGGTCAATCTTCGCACGCAAGCCTGGATTCCTCGCTATGGCCGCTCGATGCGGCGGCCAATCATTCGGACGATAGGCGACATCGGCCCGGTTCGAGACACGGGGCGATGGAACACGATCAGCACAGAAACGGCCCGTTACCCGGCTCGCCCGTACATGCGGCCGGCCCTCCGAAAAGCGATTGCTGGCGGCCACATCGCAAAGGCGTTCGCCGGTTCGTTTACTCGGGCTAGGGTAAGCGTGGCGGGCATGTCGGCCGGGGGCTAAGTGCGGTAGCGGTATACTGACGTATAGGTACCGCACACCGCACACGGAGCCGCAAAAATGCCGTCCGGCCAGTCCTATCGACTCGGAAAAAACAACAGTTTCACGTTCGGCTCGTCCATTGCCAACGTGGACATTCAGAACGTCACCGTCACGGTTGAGACGTCCGCCGAGGCTGAGGTCACGAGCCGCGGCAGTGGCGATATACAAGAGTTTTTGCCGGTTCGGAAGAACACCGTCTACGAAGTCACGGCCTGGCATCACACGTGCGTCATGCACGCGACCGGCCTTGTGACGATTGCCCCCCTCGCGGGCACGACGGGCATGGTCGCCACCGGCATCTACTACGTCAACAACATCGGCGAGCCGCAGGAGATCGACGGCGCGATCGTCAACACGATCACGCTCCGCAAGTACGCCCTGGGGTGATCCGTGCCAGTCGAGAAGATTTACTCGCTGGGCCGGAAATGCACGCTCGAAATCGACGGCGAGCCATGCGACGGCGTGGCAGACGTTTCGGTACGGGAGCGAACGGAAACGCTGGACGTCACTGGTCTCAACCAGACGGTCGTCAGCGAGGTTCCGGTCACTCGCACGTATCAGATTCTCGTCACGTTTTCGGAGTTGCGGATTGCTCGCCAGTTATGGAGCAATCGCGTGGAGCAAGTTGGCGACTTCACGTTGCCAAGAATCTTCACGCTGCTTGTTGAAGGCGCGACTATGACATTCCAAGAGCGGTTCGTCATTGCGGACATGGACGACGACCAGCCGCTTGACGGTGTTGTGATGCCGCGGATTCAGTTCAACCAGTGGGGGCACTTAGGCGCATGAAATCGTTTCGGGATTCAGAGAATCGGGAGTGGTTCCTTCGGCTGGACTTCGAGACGCTTGAGCGTGTCGAGGCTTCTACGGGCGTCAAGCTGGACGACATCGCCTCGGATAACCCTCAGAGCGTGGTGGCCGTGCAATCGGCCGTCACCCGTGGCAAGGTCTTGTGGGCGATGGTAGAGCCGCAAGCGGTGGAGCGTGGCATCACGCGGGCACAGTTCGCAAAGGCGATGGACGGCCCTGCCATGTACGCCGCTCACAAGGCGTTGCTGGATGAGCAAGTTTTTTTTTCTCCGCCGGAGTACCGAACGATCCTCGAACTGAGCCTCAAGGCCCAGGAGATTCACAACGCAAAGGCAGTGGAGGCGGCGAAGGCGGAAGCCCAGCATCTTCTGTCCGATGCCTCTGCCTTGAAATTGCCGGAGTTATCGGAGTCCATCCAGCCCGCTGGAGCCTCGGAGAACTAGTAGTGGCCTCGCGTGGCCGGCAACGTGAATCGTGGAACCACACGTGCGCGATGCTGGCTCAGATGGCAGAGATTCACCGCGACCCGAAAAAGCGATCGCGACCGTTTGATGCAGCGGAGATGCACCCGATGCGACCAAAGCCAAAGGTACAAGAAGTGGATGCCGCTGACCTCATTGCAATGGGGGCCATCTAATGAGCGGTGCTGCTGGCGTTCGCGCCGGAAAAGCGTTCGTTGAAGTCGGCGCGTACGTTGAGCCTTTCATGCGAAAAATGCGTGAAATGCGAGGCAAGGCGGCGGCGTTTGGTAACTCTCTCGCCGACCCTTCTGCCCGCGGGCGAGTTCAGGGTGTCGGCTCTGGCCTTATGTCTGGAGGTATGCGGGCAATGGCAGGCGGCATTGCCCTTGGAACTCCAATGGTACTCGCGGCAAAAGCCGCAGCCACGTTTCAGGACTCTTTGCTTGAGTTGAAGGGCGCCGTATCGAACATCACGCCAAGGGAGATGGATGCCGTCCGGGCCGCTGCCATCCGCATGTCAAAGGAATTGAGCGTTGGGCCTGCGGATGCTGCCGCCGCAATGACGCTGCTGATTAAGGCCGGCATGAAGGTTGAGGACGTGCTTGGAGGTGCCGGCAAGGCAGCGGTCGAGTTCGCCAAGGTAGGCGGTGTCGATGCCGCGACCGCTGCCGAGTTCATGAAGGTGTCAATGAACGTCTTCGGCACGTCAGCAGAGGAGGCCATCAACACGATGTCCGCCGCTGCTGATGCAAGCGAAACCAGCATTGCTCAGATGGTCGAGGCGTTCCCGCAGATTGCATCGGTCGCCAAGGGTACCGGGCAAAGCCTCTTCGGGTTGTCGCAAGCCATCGCGGTTCTCGCTCGCTACGGCATGACGGGCGAAGAGGCAGGCACCGGCATCAAGACTGTTCTGACCAAGCTCCTGGCACCTACCAACGAGGCCAAGGAAGCCCTGGCAACGCTCGGACTCTCGATGGAATCGTTCGTGGATGCGTCTGGCAAGCTGTTGCCTATCTCGCAGATTGCGGCCATGTTCGAGAAGAGACTTGGCGGTATGAGCGATTCCGCCCGCGAGGCCATGCTCGCGAATGAGGCGTTAGTCAGGGTGTTCGACGTTCGCGGCATCAAGGTCATCCAGGCGTTCGCCGATGCCGGCCAAAAGGGATTCGGCGACATCGCGACGGAAATGGAGAACGCCCGCAGCGTATCCGAGAAGTACGCAATTATGATGGAAGGCTTGACTGGTTTCTTCACCAGTCTGTACGCAGCGACGATGCGGCTCGCGGATGCGTTTGGCACGTCGCTCGGGCCGACGCTGCGAGTTGTCGGGCCACTGTTCACCGGGCTGATCGACGCTGCCGCTTGGCTTCTACACAACATACCTGGGCTAGCGCCGATCGTCGCCGGCCTTGCTGCGGCACTTACGGGCATAGGCGGCGGGATGCTGCTTCTCGGTGGAGGCATGTCGCTAACCGTCAGGGCTTTCGATTCGATCGTTAAGTTCGGGCCGATGGTGGTTGCGGCCCTGGCGCGGGTGCGGCTTGCGATGATTGCGACGGCTCGGTCCATGAAGGTTGTCATGGCGAATATGGGTCCGGTCGGGTGGGGTGCGCTTGCTGCTGGCGTTGCACTTGAGGCCTATTTGTGGACTCAAGGCGAAAAAGCGATGGACGATGAGGCAAAGCTGATCCGCGACGAGGAGAGGCAGTCGCTTGCCGAGACTGGAGGCGGTGGTGCTTCTCCTGCTGGTCAATCGCGTGGCGACACGTTCGGCACCTTCGGCGGCGGCGTCCTTGGTCAGCTTGGGATTGGTGCTTCGATCACTGCCGCCACGGAGACGGCAAGCAATACGGCAAAGATGACCGGACAGCTTGACGAAATCAAGAAAAACACGGCAAGGGCAGCGGAGGCTGCCAAGGGGACTATGCGTGCCGGCGGCTCCGGCACCGGCGTTCGTGGTGGCGTTTCTGCGGTCAGCGATCGCGGGTTGCTGTCTGCGGCAGAGCGTACGGCCCTGGGCGTTGAACGGAGTAACGAGATTCTGCGGCAGCTTGCCGCTCGTTCAAGCCAGCCTCTCGTGTTCGCGTAAGGAACCGCAATGGCCGAAACACCCTCCAACAACCTTGAGCATCGCGAGTCGGGGGCTGGCTCTATTTCCCGTGACGGTGCTATCGTCCAACGGAATGTCGAACTGCGTTGGATGGTTCATTCGATGCGGGGCTACGACGCAGCGGAGGATCGTGCCAAGACGCTTGCCCCTGGCGTCTACTTCGGCCACCGCCGCACGGGCCTAAGCGTGCGGCCGGTGTCGGGTAGCTGGTATGCGGTCACTGCTGAGTATGCGAACGCTGGAATTGAGCAGTACGAAGAAGGTGAAGCGGTCCCGAATGACGACGGAGCCACGATCGTACCTCACTCCGTTTCGGTCGAATTCACGGACGGCACGGAGCATATAACGCAGGCCTGGTCCGACTCCGGCGATCCGGACGCATACGTCACTGGGTCCGCTGCCACGGGAGGGGCACCGCTGACGTATGGTGCCATCAATACGAGTGGCAATCAGGTCAACGGCGTTGACGTCCCGGTCGGTGCAATGCAGTTCTCCGAAACGTGGATGATGCCGTCAAGCTATCTGCTGTTCGGGCCTGGCGGTGGAGCCGACCCGTACATCAAGACGCTTTCGGAGATGAACTGCAAGGTCAACTCCGACACGTTCCGTGGGTTCCCGCAAGGTTCGGTTCTGTTTCGTGGTGCCAGGTTTGAGGCATCAGCGACGGCAACGATGGTGCCCGTTACATTCCGCTTTGACGTTCGCGCGAGACAGACCGGCGTGACGATCGGCGAGATAACCGACATCTTTAAGGATGGATGGGACTATCTCTGGGTAGAGTATGAGAACGAGGTTGAGTCGCAAAGCCTCATCCGCAAGCCGAAGTATGCGTACGTCGCTCGGGTGATCGAGCGGAAGCCGTTCGCCAATCTCAAGATCGGCACGTCGTGGGCCAACCTCTACCTATCCACGCACGCATTTACGCACCCGCTTGAGTCGGCCGGCTTCGGGGTGACGTAATGGCCGACCCGTTTAAGCGTGTCCAGCCCGGCGAGAAGCTGACCATCCATGCTGCGGCATGGAATCGCACGATGGACGTCGTCTCGCCTCGTGCGGACTTCGGAGGAGCCCAAGCGGCCGACGCTTTGCTCAACTTCCGGGTGGCCGTCCGCAACGACACGACCGGAGTGGCCGACATTTATTCGGTCCTGAAAGTCGGCTCGGTCGTCATCAACCCGACCGGCACGGCAGGCGGCCAGTTTGCCTCGGTGCCGGTGTTCGCCGGCACGAAGCCGGACGCTGAAACCGGTGCCGGGTTCTGCGTCCTGGCGGCACCCGCCACGACCGGTGCCTTTGCGATGGGTGCTGTGGCAGGCGTTACGCCGGTCAAGCTGAACATCCTCGACGCCGACCATCGGTACGCTCGGGTAAAGGTCGATGACATCACGCAGCTTGAGACGGCTCACGGTGGCCCGGCGTACATCATCTGGAAGGAAAGCGGCACCGGTAGCGGCAAGTGGGGGCTGGTTCGCATCGGGAACGATGACGAGTCGTTCCGGCTCGGGCGTGTCACCGGCGGCGTGTCGGGCATGTGGGCCAAGGATGCGACCGGATCGGTGGAGCCGGTTGACGAGAACGGGGCGGCGCTGGCGACCGGCATCTTCGAGGCGAGTAACTGGTTCGCTGACGTGACGGTTCCGACCGGATCGTACGCACGGGTGGCGTGCCACAAGTACGGGCCGAAGTGGTTCCTTATCGCCGCGGAGTGCTTGCCGTAATGGGTGGCTTCCTCTTCGGGGCGTGTTCGTGCCATTGCGGCTGTTGCGAAGACTGCTGCGTAGCCTTTGACGGCCGCTCCTTTTGCTCGCCATCGACGGAAGGCACGGACGCATGGGTTCTCGTGTCTGGCACCGGCCTGTACGGAGAGGAGGGCGAGGCGTACTGGACACGGGACACCGGCACGGAGCAGTATCGGTTCGATATCCGGTGGTTCCCGCAGAACGGCACATGCGGCAAGCCTCGTTTCGTCGCCAAAGCCAGGCTGGACGAAACAGGCGGGGCGTTTCAGGAAGTTGAATGGGGGACGTATGACCTGAACCCCGGCGACGAAGGCTTTGAGTACGGCGGCGAGTCGAGCGGCGATTGCCCGACGCTTCTAACGGCATACGGAACTCCCGTCGAAACGATAAGCGACCCGCCGCCGGTCAATTTTGTATACGGCATCGAGTCGGTTACGTTCTGCTGCGGATGCGCGAACGTGCCGCATTGCTGGACAATCACCTGGGACTTTGAGTTCTGGGATGGAGATGCGTGGGTCCAGAATGCCGGATCGGCCGTCCTTTACATTGCCCCCGCCAGAAACTGCGACGAGTCGCTTCCGCAGTTCACGCGGCTCAAGTGCCGAAGTGGAGCGGCGATCAATGAATCTTCGTCCGACTTTCCGAACGATCCCATTGGCCGGTATCTCATCGGCGCGAATACCGACGAGTTCGGAAACACCGACACGATCTACCTAAATGAGCCGATGGGCGTATGTGGCGAGCCGACAATCAATTTGTTCAGCAAGTTCGCAGACTACGAGTGGGACTATGGAATCGTTGATGGGACGTACCGCGAGTTCGTTGGCGACTTGGACCCTATGGTCGTGGTTCGCGGCTCTGCGACCTGGGCCGATGCATACCCGTCCTCCGAGGCTGGCTGCGCATGCCCCTAGTCCGCTTCACAACCGCCGGGCTGGAACGCCGCTGTGCCGTCGTTGGCGTGACGTTGCAAGACGTCGAGCCTGCCATCGTAAGCCGAGAAGGCGACCTGGCGACGCTAGACGACACCCACCCGGCGTTCCCGTCGCTACGTGGCCTCGGGGACGTGATAGCAACCGTTACCACGGCGTTAGGCGTCAAGCCTTGCCCGCCGTGTAAGGAACGGCAGGCAGCCTTGAACGCCGTTTTCCCTCTTCCCAACTAAGCGATTCCACGGTCAATTCCGCAGCAACCCGGAGCCACGAGAGTCCGCATGGGATGGGAATGGCTATCGCAACTCCTGCACACGTTCACCGACCTCATTCCTCGCCCGCTGATCGTGCGGACCGACGAGCGGTGCGTGGCGTTCGTGTTTGGCCGATGGCCTCGCGTCCTCAAGCCTGGATGGTATTTCGCATGGCCGCTCGTTTCTCGGTACGAAACCGTCCACGTTCGACGTCAGGTGACGTCACGCACCCAGCGGTTCGGCAAGTACGCATTCCGCTGGAAGGTTGTCTACGAAATCGACGACGCCCTTGCTTTGGTCACGAATACATACGACTTCGACGAGACAATCGCGGACTTTGCCGAGATTGGTTTTTCGGCTGTCTACCGCACGACTCCCGACGCGGCCGACATGCTCTCGGCAAAAGCCCGCAAGCGAGTCATCGCACGCATCCGTTCCGAGCTTCGGATGTTCGGCGTGAACGTGATCGATTTCTCGGTCGTTTCGCAGTCGGCAGCAGACTGCCAAGTGTCAGTGTGGGAACTGCAACGACCGGCACACATTGAGTAGGAGCAAGCGAATGGCTAAGGCCGACAGCGAATCGGTTTTCGCAGAGATTGCCGCTTTGATTCCGCCATCGAATCGTTCGCGGCCGTGGTGGGAAAAGATTGACGCGAAGCACGCGGCAACGCTCGACCTCATCTTCACCGGCTGGCTGGACGGCCGCTACGGGCCAAGCAAGTGCCGTGCGGCAAAAGGCATATCAGCATTCTTGCGTGCGAAGGGTATCGCAACCGTTGCCGACCAGGGAGTCGTGAAATGGCTAGAAGCCCGGACATAGTGAGCGAGATTGCCGCCGGCATCACTGCCGAAGAACGGCTGACGCTTGACGCCGAAGCCGCGCGGCTGCGTGCAGAGCTTGCTGCCGTCAAGGCTCAATACAAGGCGGCTCTTGCAGAGATCGACCGCGAGCGGCTGCGTGCCGATTCGCTGGTGGCCCTCAAGGGAATCAAAGGCCGCGGCAGCAAGGCATACCGTGGCAAGTCATCGAAGCGGCACAAGGCTACCGCCATCCTCATGCTCTCCGATGTTCACTGCGAGGAACGAGTCGCGCCGGAGACGGTCAACGGCGACAACGACTATTCGCTTGACGTCTGCGACAAGCGGCTTGATGAACTAGAGCGGCGATTCCTGGCGATGCTTGACCACGAGCGGAGCATTGCCGACGTGTCCCGCGTCGTGCTGTGGCTGGGTGGCGATTTCATCACCGGCCACATTCACCCGGATTGCGTCGAGGTGGCTCAGTTGTCGCCGCCGAACGCAACCCGCTGGATCGGCGAACGGCTGCGAGGCCTCATCGACACCGTGGCGGCCAACGCCAAGAGCGTGGTTATCTGCACGAACGCCGGGAACCACGGGCGTTCAACCGAGAAGAACCGAATTGCCACGGAATTGGACCACTCGTGGGAACAACTAATGTACCGAACGCTGGCCCGCGAGGAGCGGAACACCAACGTGCAGTGGCAGATTGCCGAAGGCCACCTCGGCTACGTTGACCTAGACGGGTTCCTGCTGCGAACCACGCACGGACATTCGATCCGCTACGCCGGTGGCGTCTACGGCCTGGCGTTGCCGGCCAGCAAGGCGATTGCCGGGTGGGACGCCAACCGTAAGGCCGACCTGACCATCTTCGGCCACTACCACACGTGGGGCTGGCTGCGAGGCTCGCGGTACGTCAGCAACGGCAGCGTGATCGGCCATTCGGCGTACGCAGTCCACATCAAGGCGTCCATCGAACGGCCGTGTCAGGGCATGGTGATCGTTGACCACGGGCGGAACGAGGTCACGAAGGCATACCCGTTGTTTTGTGATGGCGACTTGGCAGCGAAGAGGTAGCGAAAGGGAGACATGGAAGATTCAGCAGCAATCAAGACGCTCAAGGAAGCCCTGGCCGCAGTCAAGGATAGGCACGACACCTACGGGCCACCCAACGAACACTTCGCACGCACGGCCGGTGCCATCAGTGCCGTATTCGCTCACAAGCTCCGCGAGCCGCTGACGGCAGAGGACTGGGCCATATGCATGATTCTCGACAAGTGCTCGCGGCATCAGGGCGGAAACCCGTCGCCGGACAATCCGGTGGACATCGCCGGATACGCCGCGTGCCTGGCCGAAGTGGCGGCCGGGCACCGCTGAACGTCCGTATACAATGAGGGATAGGAGGCCGCTTGTGTTTCAGCAGTCCGAAGGCGTCTACAGGCGGTCCAAGCATGGCCGAGAAGCACTCTCAACGCCTTTGACTGCCGGTATTCATCCGCACGCCGCTGAACGTCGCGGTTGCGGCATTGGGTGCATCACGAGCCGGTCGTCCAGCGAGATCGAGTACGAAGCCTGGCTCCGTGGCATCACGGTAGCAGAGGTCATCGAGGAACAAAGGAGCAGGAATGTCAAATAGCCTCACCGCAAGAGGATCGACCCGGCTCAACTGGACGCTGACGGCAACCCATTCCGTTGGCACCGTCACCCGCAGTGCCGAAGTCCGCACGAGCCGCACAATCTCGCACGGCACCGGGCCGGATCAGGCGACGGTCGGCTACACGAACACCCACATTGTTACCGGGGCATCGACGCTGACGTTCCCGTTCTCCGGCATCGAATACAACTCGTTCGGCTCGACCGGCCTCGTGGCGTTCACCGACGTTCGCGAGATTTTGGTCAAGGTGGCCCCAACGACCGGGGCTCAGTTGTTCGTCGGCTACGCAACCGGCGTGACCGGCCACCGCGTGCCGTACGGTGGCGAGTACCACCTTTGCAGCTACACGACCGGAATCGCTGCGAGCGATTGGGCCGGCTCGGCGTTGCGGATTCACAACCCGACCGCAACCGCCGTGAGCATCGACATTGCGATCATCGGCGTGGGTTCGTTCTCGTCCTAAGTCTCTTGGAGTGATGCAATGACTCTTTGGCAAAAACTGGCCCTATGGTCCGAATGGTATCCGCTCCTGAACATGGGGCAGGAGTTGCTTGCCAAGCCGGATGCACACGCCAAGACCGTGGTGCTTGCGGACATGCTTGAGTGGGCGTCGAAGAAGACCGACACCAAGGTCGATGACAAGTACGCGCCGCTGCTTGCGGCCGTGATTTCGACGCCGCAGTTCAAGGCGTTGGTGGATCAGGCGCAGGCTGACTACGTGGAGGCGACGAAGTGATTCAGGAAACGGCCGTTCAGATCGGGCAGCTAGTTGTTGGCGTCGGCCTCGTGCTGTACGGCCTCTACGGCCTCTACGAAGGCTGGAAGCGGCTTCCGGCGTTCAAGCTGCCGTCGTGGGGCAAGGGCGGTGACAGCGACGTGCATACCGTGGTGAACATCTCGATCCGGCTGGACGAGGCGGGCAAGACCCGTGCGGCTGACCTGGCCCGTGGACTCGTTCAGGAAATGCTTTCGCCAGCCAAGAAGGTTTGAGATGCGTCCGCTCGTGCTGATCGCCGCTGGCTTGTTCGTCATGTTCGGGCTTCCCGACGTGTCGGCGTTGCGGGATTGGCTGCCGGTGGCGGTGGTGCGGACGAGCGAGGTGGACCGGGTGGTTGCCGTCTACGACCACAACGGCAAGCGGCATTCGTCGGACGTGCGTGCGGCAATCAGTGCCATTGATGCCAGCGGCATTGAGGCGGACTTCTACGAGGTTGGCGGCACTGACGGCACGGGCGTTGTCGCTGAGGAATACAAGCTGGCCGAGGCGGCTGCCGTCAAGCATGGGATGCCGTGCGTCGTCTATCTCGCTGGCGGCCAGGTGCTGCGCGTCGTGACGGCTGACACGAAGGAATCCGTAATGGAGGCCGTGAAGTGATCGACCGCAGCCTCATCGACGTTTTCCCGTCGCACAACACCGGCTACGTCGATGGCGACGAGGATACCGCCGACAACCTCTTTGCGGCGTGCGGCGACTCGGCACGTGCGTTCCCGCCTGAGATGATGGTGCCGAAGCACGAACGCAAGGCGATGGCGGAAGCGAACGACCGCAATCGCACTTGGGGGCTGAACTATCTTTCGAGGTACACCCATCAGGGCGGGTCGCACGAATGTGCCGGACATGCCGTGACGCGGAGCGGCGAAGGCGCACGCAATCGGCTTCGCGGCATCATCTACGCCGATGGACCTAAGAAGGGGTTCCGTTATCCAGAGTCGTCAAAGGGCGACGTGTACCTTTCGCCGCTGTCTATCTATCTCGAAGCGAATCCGTCGCAATGGGGTGGCAGCAACATCGTCCGCAACGTGAACATCGCCCAGCGGCGAGGGTGGCTGCCGGATCGCGTGCAACCGGCCGAGTACGGCCTGCGGCATACGCTGCATGGATCGGCTGGCGGCAAGGAGTCGAGCAATCAGAGCATCGGCCCGTGGGTGAGCCTTCGCAATCTTCCCGATGGTTGGGAGGAAACGGCGAAGCATTTCCGTCCACTCGAAATCATCATCATCGAGAACGAGGATCAAGCTGTCTCGGCCCTGCTGCATGGCGGGGTCATCGCCTACGGTCGCAGGGGCCATGCTGTCGCGGTCGCTGGGTGGAAGCACGACCAAGACATATACCCGTACGCCGACTCGTACGACCGTGTTTTGTACGACTCGGCCGCCACGTTCCGCAGTGCGTGCCGTGGTGCCGTGTGTGTGTGGACGACAACGCAACCGCAGGACTGGATGAAACCAGCAGGGTGAACCATGAAACTCCGCGAGTTCCTAGCCGACTGCGTGCTTCTAGTGGGCATTGTGATTGCAGTGCTCACTATCAGTTTTTGGCTCGCCGGCTACTGCAACGCCGCCGAGTGCCCCAACTGCGATGCCGGCCTCGTCGGGCCTGGCCCGGTTCGCTACGTCTGTCCGATCTGCTCGGGTGTAGGAAATCTGGACCATTTTTCCCACACGGGAAAACCTGGTGATTCAGGAAGCGTACCATCCCGATCGGGAGCGCATGACGAGGCGCATCAAAAGGCGCATGACCACCGGCAGGCCGTCGTGCGGATCGTCGTTGCCGAGGGGCCGTCCACCAGCCGTGGCAGCGGCGTTGCTATCGGCGACGGCAAGGTGCTGACCGCGTGGCACGTCGTCCGCACGAATAGCTCTGCGAATATACCCACGGTGTATTTCCAAGACGGGACTCAAAGCAAAGCACGGGTTGTGAAGGCCGACGACGCTTTTGACCTGGCGTTGCTGCAATGCGAGACGCCTGGCCCGGCATTCGCGTTGTTGGGTGACGAGCCAACCGTCAAGGAATCCTTGACAGTTGTCGGCTACGGCCCGCATCCATCGTCGTGGCGTGAATCCCGTGGCCGGATCATTGGCCGGGCTCGGCCGTCTAGCGAGCACCCGATGGATCACATCATCATTTCGACTCCGGCCAGGCAGGGCGACAGCGGAGGCCCGGTATTTAACGCTCAGGGACATATAGCCGGAATCCTGTGGGGTAGTGAAGGCAGCCGTACATATGCGACCCACGCCGGCCGGATTCGGGAGTTCCTGAACGGCCCGACCATCGAGGATGTCGTGGCGGCGGCACAGTGCCCGGATGGCAAGTGTGGCAAGTCCAGTTCTCCGGTAAAGCCGGATAACTGCCCCAACGGCAGGTGCCGAAAATGACGCAGGAAGACGTCTACGAAGCCGCGTGGGAAGACCTTGCCGCATCAACGTGGCGACGGAGCCTGCTAGGCCGCAACCGCTGCCTGCGACTCACCAAGCTTGCCGTACGCAACATGCCATTGACCGCTCGCACGTTATCGCCGGAGGGCCGCAAGGCCATCAAGCGTCGGGTGCGTGACCAGTATTCCGAGCAATGCGGAAGCGTGTTCGTGGCGTTCGCGCTGTCTTGGGCTATCGGGCGGATTGTGGACATGCTGATCGACCGCTGGTGGTCCAAGGGGGGCAAGTGATGACGCGAGAAGAGTTTGGCAAGTTCGAGGTATGGGTGAAGCTCGTTCGCGAGTTCGGCTACCCGACCGTTGCCCTGACGCTCGTGGGGGCTGCGGTGTGGATCGGGTTCTGGCGTATCCACGACTCGGCAATCGTCCCCGTCGTTTCCACGACCGTCGAATACATCAAGCAAAGCGGTGAGATTCAGCAGCAGCAGGCTTCAGCAATCGAGACGCTTGCCGAAGCCAAGGCGGACCAGACCCACATTCTCCACGGCATCAGCGAGACGCAGCGGGAGATTGGGCAGATTCAAGCCGAGATCAAAGACACGCTCAAGCGGCTAGAGCCATCAATCCACGCACCGAGGACTCCCTGATGCCGATGAATCATCGACTGCTGGTGCCTCGCCAGACGCTCCACCCGGAGGCGTTGGCTTGGCGTGCTGCTGTGGTTGCGAATGGCGGCAGTGTCACCGGATCGCAGGTGAAGGCTGTTGATACATACGTTCGGGCCGCATACTCGGGCGGATACCGCTCGCTTCTGTTTCGGCATAATCCATTTGTTGGCAGCGACCTTGCTGCTGGACTCGTTCCGTTGTTTCGCGGCCCCTCGCAATCGACCGCCTACGGAAACACGACGGACACCAACGTCAACTTCGTTGGCGGCGATTTCACGGCAACTGGCGGACTAACAACCAGCGGGGCCAACTCCACGAAGTACCTAGCAACCGGGCTTATCCCGTTCAATGTCGGGCTGACCGAGCAAAACTACCACAACTCAGGTTTTTTTCCAGACACGCTCAATACGAGCGGCGACTGGATTGGTTCCTCAAATGGAGGGGCGTTTTCCATTTACTTCCCGGCGTTCGCAACGCTTGGCATGTACGTTCGCTTCGGCGGCGGCTCAAATTCCGGCATCGAAAACGGCACACTTGCGGCTCGCAATGGATTGCTACTGGGTCAGCGGTCCAGCGGCACTGGCGTCGGCTATCGCAACGGCACAAACATCGCCGCCACGTCGGTTACGTCCGGCTCCGTCGCGTTCGCAACCGGAAACCCGGGAGCCTTGTTTGTGTTTGCTCGCAACAACGCGGGCACGCCAACAAGCTATTTTACTGGCCGCTCGTTCGGCTACTCGATCGGCCTGCCGTTCACTGACGCACAAGCTCTTGCGTTCTACAACGCCTGGCTCGCCCTCAACACCGCACTGGGGAGGTCATGATGACGCTACAGCAACTCCTCACCGCCGACATCGCCACCCTGCGGCAATACGCCCTGGTGTTTCCCGCTCCGCTCTCGCAAGCCATCTCCGCAAAGTGGGCCGAACACGGCAGCACAAACTGCGTGCCGTCGCCGGTGCAACTAACGGACGGGAGATTCATGCTCTCGGCTGACGTTCTCAGCGAAGTCGGGCCTGGCGGCTTGCTCCACGCAATGTGGGCGGCATCGGACTTGCAGGCCATCGCCCAAGGCACGACGGTCATGCCGTGGAGCGATGCCGTCGCCCTGATCCCCGAGGCCGAGCCGCTGTGACACTCTTTCCGCCGCTATCGCCGGAAGACCTTGCCGCGATGGAGCAGCGCGCCCGCAGGCTCGGCCCGGCGAACTGCTGGACCGGGACGGGTGGCACCCTCGCAGCGGACATGATCCGGCTCATCGACGCCTATCGGCGGGCGTGCGAGGCGTTGGCGGTGGCACGCGGGCATTCCGGGGATAAGTAGTTATCTCCGGGTGCCGAATCGGCGATAAGTCGCGGCTAATCGGTGATAAGTGGGGCGTCGAACCGGGCGCTAAGTCGAATCAGGGGCGCGACCGGGGCTAATAGGTAGTTCTCTCACGGGGACAAGGGCACGGAGGGCGACGGCCTGATTCTCGCCGCAACGATCCGAAGCGTACCGTCATCTTGCCGCTCATATGCGAAATCCACCAAGGCTTGCATCCGCTCAGACTCAAAAGCCGCCTTGTAGTCATCGGTCAGCGTCAGCCGCCCAACAACGTCGTCTATCTCACCCGACCACTGCTTCACGACAACGATATCCATCATTCCTCCCATGGTGTGCTCCCGGCCAACTGTTCATCCTGCTCATGATCGGCGATCCCTTCCGGTCACTCTGGCAACAATCGAATCTATCTCCTCCTGCGATATCGGCTCTGGCTCAACCTCGTCCAGTGCCCGCTCTATGCAATCAATGCACATCGGGTTCGGTTCGTCGGGCCTGGTGTCCGCTGGCGGGGGAAGGCTCTGGAAGCTCTCTCCGCATCGGCAGCACAGAAAAGAGAGAACAAAGCCTTGCAGCAGAATCGCGTCGTCGTCTTGTCTCATAGCAGTATCTCCTGGCTGCGATCTGCTGAAGGCAGCCGTTAGGCAACAGGATGCCAGAGCCAGAGCCAGAGCCGTGTTCAATCATCGTCGTACTCCGCTTCCTCGTCCGCATCTCTGGCAACCAGTAGTCCAACGTAGTTCGCGCATTCGTACAGGTCTCGCATCCATTCCTTGGGCCACTCCTTGTCGTGGATGTGCTGCCACTTCTCGTGATCGTGAACCCACCACGCCGGAAACCAGTACCCCCAGTTGGCTTCAATGACCACCTGCGCGTCCGAGAACTTGACCGCGAATACCCCAAACGTCTTGTGGATCGACCATCCGTCTTCATCGTCTGGCCCTTCGACCATTGATGGCGGCAGGAATATCGTGTTCGACTTCCTTCGGTTGCACGTTACGCACGCCGCGACGAGATTGGCTTGGTCATCGCTTCCGCCCAGCGATCGCGGAATCAAGTGATCCACCTCAAGGAATTCGGAGCCTGGCTTGGCGTCGCAGTAGCGGCAGGTGAAATTGTCGCGATGAAGAATCCGAAACTTCTCGGTTCGCTCCTGCCTCCACTTCGCGGATGTCGCCGTCGCGGCGGTGCGGTTTCGTTTCATGCCATACTCCTCGTCAAACAGGAATGCCTAACAAAGCCTTGCAGCAGAATCGCGTCATCGTCTTGCGTCATTGATACTCCTTTGGCTGCGATCTGCTGAAGGCAGCCGTTCTCTCACGGAATGAAAAGCCGGTTACCGGAGTCCGGCGTGGCCGTATAGCCGCCACGGTTTACGCCGTCCCTGCGGGTTACAGGGCTGGCCTCACGTCGCATCCCCACAAGCGAGTCCTGGCAGTGATGACGCCGAATTGATACGGCCTCGGCGGTGGCGTTAGTGGCCACCAGCCTAGTCATGTTTCCTGACTCGCTTGGTTTCCTCATTGACTCTGCGCCTTTCGTGCTTCGCCAGCCAATCCATAAGTATGTGGGCCGATTTGCGATGGATCACGATGGAGTAGCCGCGTGATCTGTTGAAGGCAGCCGTTAGCTCATCTAGGAATTGGCAATCTCCGCCAGCACATCGGCGTGGCACGGGCCGTCCAGCGAGCACCAGCACGCCAGTTTCTTGCCCGCCAGTTCTGACTTGGCTCGGATCGCCAGCGTCGGCTCGCGACGGATCAGTTCGCGATACAGTCGCACCGCGTATGCCTTTGCTTCATTTTGGCCTGGCATCGCGCAAACCGATTTCCCGCTTGCGGCTCGAACTACTCGCCATGAACCGTCGCGATACTCAGCACGAAATGGGTTCCCCCACACCGTAGGACGCCCAACATATACGGCCCCCTTCGGTGTCCTCGCCCCACGGCTCCTGGTTCGCTGCACCCTCAACGGATGAGGAGAGAGAACAAAGCCTTGCAGCAGAATCGCGTCATCGTCTTGCGTGTTGTTCATAGTTGGTTGGCTGCGATCTGCTGAAGGCAGCCGTTAG